GGTCGGGGGTATGTTTAGGCGCATTATACTGGGGTGTGGACTGGGGCGTGGACTGAACAAAAAGCTAAAAGTATATCACCGGCGGAATACTCCAGCGTATCATCGCCGTGGAACGTCGCGCGCACGGGAGCAGTTCCCGCCACCAGTCCAGCTTGACGGGGGGGTGTGGAGCGTGAGAGGATGGCGGGGTGAAACTGACGCCCGGAAGGGGGTGGGATATGGAAGAGGTTGCAGAGAAGAAGTCGTGGCAAGTGGCGCGGATTGAGAAGGTTAGTTATAGCCACGATGCGATGATTGATCAGATCATAGCGAATCCGCGGATGACGAATGCGGAGCTGGCGGCGTACTTTGGGTACAGCCAGGCGTGGGTGAGCCGGATCAAGGGGAGTGATGCGTTCGTGGCGCGGTTGGCACAGCGGAGGAAGGAGATTGTTGATCCTTCGCTGGTGGCGAGTGTTGACGAACGGCTGCGGGGGCTGGAAATCCAGGCGACGGATGTGCTGGCGCAGAAGCTTGAGGCGAGCCAGAGCGAGGCACTGGCGCTAAAGGTGCTGGATATCTCGGTGAAGGCGAGGAATTACGGCGCACGGCAGCATAATGTTGCGGTACAGCAGACCTTTGTTGTGGCGATGCCGGGGAAGGCGCAGGATGCCGCGAGCTGGGCGCAGGAGCACGCGCCAGGATCGGAGGCAATTGCGCGCCCGGTGCTGGAGCACACGAAGCCGCCACTGGTGGAGCGGGTCGAGGAGCGGGCGGAGGAACTGGTGGCAGTTGGCGGGGAGCGGTTTGTTGCGCCAAGGCCGCCGGGCTGGGAGGGGCAGCCGTGAGGAAGTCCGCGAGACGTAGTCTCGTCCAAACCTGTCGAAACCATTCCCCGGAACCCTAGCACCATGACAGCCGCAACAGCAATCGACTCCGAACTCAAGCAGACGGTGATCTGGCAGCCCCAGCCGGGGCCGCAGACCGCGCTGGTGACGTGTCCGGTGTTTGAAGTGTTTTATGGTGGGGCGCGCGGGGGCGGGAAGACGGAGTCGAGTATTGGGGACTGGCTGGAACACTCAGCCCGGTATGGGGAAGATGCGATTGGGATTTTCGTGCGGAGGAAGTTTAAGCAGCTTGCGGAGGTGATAGCGCGGACGAAGCAGTTATTTGGGAAACTCGGCGCAAAGTATAATGAACAGCGGGCAGAGTGGCTGATGCCCGGCGGGGGGCGGTTGAAGTTTGTCTACCTGGAGCGCGACGCAGATGCAGAGGAATATCAAGGTCACTCCTACACGCGAGTGTACGTGGAGGAAGCAACAAACTTCCCCAACCCTGGGCCGATCAACAAGCTTAAAGCTACTTTGCGCAGCGCTGCTGGCGTCCCTTGCGGTATGCGGCTTACAGGTAACCCTGGAGGCCCAGGGCACAACTGGGTTAAAAAGCGTTACATTGATCCAGACCCCCGCGGGTTCAAGGTCATCACGGAAGAGGAAGAAGTGCCGATGCCCGACGGCACCACGGTGCTGGCGACGATCGATCGAGTCTTCATACCTTCGAAGATAGGGGATAACTCCCTGCTCTTGCAGAATGACCCGACATATGTGCTGCGACTGAGGCAGTCGGGTAGTGAGCAGCTTGTCCGGGCGTGGCTCGAAGGGAACTGGGACATTGTCGATGGCGCTTTCTTTGATGAGTTCGATGAAAGTCTGCACGTCTTGGCCCTCGACTGGCTTGAAGTCATCCCCGCCGCTGCTATGCGTTTCCGCGCTTTCGACTGGGGCAGTGCCAAACCCTTCAGTGTGGGCTGGTATGCTCTTTCCGATGGGACTTGGGGATTGCCGGATGGCGCACTGGTCAAGTACCGGGAATGGTACGGCTCAAAAGGGCCAAATATCGGCCTCAAGATGACTGCGGATCTTGTCGCCGAGGGCATCCTCGCCCGCGAAAAAGGGGAGCGTATTCGCTACGGCGCAGCTGACCCCTCCATCTTCATTCGAAACGGCGGCCCCAGCATCGGGGAGACAATGAGCATTAAGGGCTGTACCTGGCGCCGCGCAGACAACAAGCGCCAAGCGGGTTGGGAAAGCCTCCGCCAGCGCCTTGTTGGTGTTGACGGTAAGCCGATGTTGTATTTCCTCGAATGCTGCGAGGACACCATTCGCACGCTTCCAGCCCTCCAGCATGACGACAAAGACCCGGAAGACCTGGATACGGACGGCGAGGATCATGCAGCTGACGAAACCCGCTACGCTGTCATGTCGCGGCCTTGGCAGCCTGCCGGAGTCTCCCGCCCAGCTCCTCACTTCCCAAAACTCCCACAGCAGATGACAATTGGCGAAATGGTCGAAAAGCGCCGCAAAGCGCGCATCGCCAAACTTGAGGACATGTAAATGGCTGAAAAGCTGGAAGATTCAAAAGCAGAAGCGGAAGGGAAGAAAGCCGCGGATAAGTATTCGTACTGGATACGGGAAATAACGACTGCGAAGAAGCGCGAAAAAGACTTTCGGAGCGATGGGGATTCCTTGGTCGAAATGTTCGAAGGGCGGAAGGTCGATGAGACGCCTTACAACATCCTTTACAGCAACACCGAGACAATCGCCCCTTCGGTGTACAGCAACACCCCCCGCCCGAACGTGCGCCCGCGGTTCAAGGACGAAAAACCTGTCACAGCCGCCGCAGCGAAGGTCTGCCAGCGGATGCTGGAGTTTTTCCTCGACTCTGGCGACTCTGAGTACGCAGTTTTCGACGACCTGATGCTCTCGTCTGTGGTGGAAGCCCTGGTTCCTGGTCGCGGACTCGTTCAGTTCCGTTATGATGCGAAGTTTCTCGAAACGGAGCCGCCTGCCGAGGTCGCGGAAGGGGATAACAAGTCCTCCGAAGCGATGGCACAGCCTCATCAGGAAGTCGCCTACGAGACAGTTTGCGGCGAAGAAGTGCCCTGGGATCGTTTCCTCCACGGTTATGCGAAAAAGTGGAAGGATGTTCCCTGGATCGGGTTTTGGTACCCGATGGACAGGGACGAGTTGGTGATGAATTTCGGCTTTGAGGTCGGAAGCAAGGTGCCGGTGTACCCGTCGACTGGCTCTGATCTCCTTGATGACAACGAAAAGCAAAACTCTGAGGACAATGATCAGAAGTCGAACACGAAAACGGCCAAAGTTTGGCAGATCTGGGACAAAACCTCGCGGAAAGTGGTGTATATCGCGGAAGGTTTTACGGATGGCCCTCTCAAGGAGCTGGATGATCCGCTCGAACTCAGTGGGTTTTTCCCAATCCCACGTCCACTGACGTTTGTGTCGAAAATTTCTTCGCTCACGCCGGTCGCCCTTTACAAGCTCTATGAGAATCAGGCCAAAGAACTGAACACTGTCACTCGCCGCATCTCTGCAATCGTACGAGCGATGAAGGTTCGCGGCTTTTACGACTCTACAATCGAGGGGATTGAGGAAGTCCTCAAAGCCGAGGACAACACCCTTGTCCCGGCGCAGAATGTTGCTGCGTTGCAGCAGGGCCAGAGCCTGGAGAACTCGATCTGGCTCATGCCGCTGGATAAGCTCATAGCAGTCCTCCAGCAGCTCCTCGCACACCGGCAGCAAGTCAAGTCCGTGATCTTCGAGATCATGGGCATTGCTGACATCATGCGCGGCAGCTCCCAGGCGAGTGAAACCCTCGGCGCACAAGAGATTAAGACTCAGTGGGGTAGCTTGAGGCTGAAGAAGCCACAGAAAGAAGTGCATCGGTATGTGAGGGATTCGCTGCGCATCATGGCCGAGATTGGTGTGAATAAGCTGTCGATTGAGACGCTTCAGGGCATGACTGGTCTCCCCTATCCGCGCGAAGCGGAGCAGCAGCAGGCACAGGCGTCCCTGCAACAGATTCAGATGATGGCGCAGCAAGTTCAGCCTGAGGCACAAGCCAAGGTGCAGCAGCAAATGCAGCAGTTGCAGCAAGTGCTGGCCCAGCCGAGCTGGGAAGCCATCATGCAGGAGTTGCGGAGCGATCTGCAACGCTTCTACAAGATCGACATTGAGACGAATTCCACTGTCGACGCTATCGTCACCGAGGATAAGCAGGACATTGCAGAGTTTATGAACTCGATGAGTCAGTTCATGAATGGTATTGCACCCTTGATCGAGCAGGGCATCATGCCGTTTGAGGCCGCAAAAGCCATGCTGCTCGCGATTACGAAGCGTTATAACTTCGGCATCGAGGTCGAGGAGCAGCTCAAGTCGATGGCTCCGCCCCCGAAACAGGAAGGTGATCCGAAAGCGGCCGCCGAAGCCGAGAAAATCAAGATGGAGACCCAGGCGCAGCAGCAAGAACTCCAAATGAAAGGGAAGATGCAGGAGCAGGAACTCGCTTTGGAGCAGCAGCGCTTGGCAATGCAGCGCGAAGAGCTGCAGATGCAGGCAGAGTTCAAGCGCCAGGAGCACACCTTTAAGATGCAGGAGTTGGAGATGAAGGCACATCTCGCCCAGGTGACAGCTTCCACTAAGATTCAGCAACTCGCAGTACAGGCTTCGATGCCTAAGCCGCAGCCACAACAATCGAAAAAACCCTCTGGAGGAAAGTAACATGCAACGCGATTTTCGGGCAGAACGCCCTCTTGGTTATCAGCAAATCACGAATCTTAGCGCCGCTGTCGGCCTGACAGTCCCGGCGGGTGCTGCCTTCTGCCTTGTGACCCCGAGTGCGCAAGCAGTTCGCTGGCGCGATGACGGCACCGACCCGACGGCTTCTGTTGGCTACCCTCTCCCTGTCGGTGCGGAGATGCGTTACAGTGCGCAGAGCTTTGGCTCCCTCAAGTTTATCGAGGTTGCTGCCTCCGCTGTCTTGGACGTATGCTTCTACGGGTGACATATGCCAGTCTACGAATACTCTTGCAGTACCTGTCGGAAAGGTTTTGAGATAGTTCGTCGAATGCAGGATTACAGAGAACCGGCCTACTGCCCCGAGTGCGGGACACTGGGGAATAGAGTTCTTTCCGCTCCTGCTGTTCGTGGCGACTATGCGGGATATCAGTGCCCTGTCACCGGAAAGTGGGTCGAGGGGCGCAAAGCGCACGAAGAGAACCTCCGCCAAACTGGGTGTCGAATCTTCGAGCCTGGGGAGAGGGAGGAGTTCCAGCGGAGAAAGGAACGCGAGGAAGCGGAGTTTGACTCCAAACTTGAGGCATCCATCGGCGAAACTGTCGCTGCGATGTCGCAGGAAAAACAACAAAAACTTGCCCAAGAACTGGCAGCTGGTGCTGGTATTGGGTTTACACGTTCAACGGTCGAGGATTGAGAAATGGCAGACGAAATTGACATGGGCGCCGCTATGGCTGAGATTAGCGAAGGCCTGGGGTTTGAGGAAGTGGAAAGCGGGGAAGGTGGAGCTGACGATGTTGATGCACTTGTTGACGCTGTTCCTGAGCTGGATGGTGATAAGCCTGGCGCTGAGTCGAGCGCTGCTCCGGCTGGAGAGGCTGCTGCTGAGAAGCCGGAAACCCCCGCAAGCGACGCTCCTGGCGTAACCGCTCCCCGCACCTGGCGCCCCGAAGCCGCTGCCCAATGGGCGCAAGTTCCCCCGGCTGTGCAGCAGGAAATCCTCAAGCGCGAGGAGGACATGTTCCACGGCCTGGAGCAGTACAAAGCCGACGCAGGTTTCGGCAAGCAGGTTCAGCGCGTTGTGGAGCCCTTTAAGGAGCTCTTGCAGCGTTACAACATCGATCCGGTTGTGCAGATCAACAACCTGATGCAGGCTCACGCCCAACTCGCACTAGGCACCCCGCAGCAAAAAGTGCAGATGTTCCAGCGCCTGATGCAGGACTACGGGGTTAATGTGGATCACCTCACTGGTGTCGAGGAGATTCGTACCGATCCGCAAGTCGAGTCCTTGCGTGGCGAGTTGGCGAGTGTTAAAACCCAGCTTCAAGGCATGACCCAGCAGCAACAAGCTGCTTATCGCGCCGAGCTTGAGGGAAAAGTTACCGCTTTTGCCTCTGACCCGAAAAATATCTACTTCTCTGAGCTTGTCGACGACATTGTCAAGCTCCTGGATTCGAAGGTAGTAGATACGCTGGAACAGGCATACGAAAAAGCCCTCTGGGCCAACCCGACTACTCGCGCAAAAGAGCAAGCCCGCCTCGATACGGAGCGTGCGGAAAAGGCAAAGCGTGAGGCAGCCGAAAAGGCACAGCAGGCTCGTAAAGCCACCAGCACCAATGTTCGTACAAGATCCCGCAGTGGTAGCACAGCAGCGCCCCTCGGAAGTATTGACGACACTTTGCAAGAAGCACTTGCGAAAATCCATTCGCGAGAACAGTGAACTCAAATTCCTTAGGAGGCAGTCATGCCATCACCCAATAGCGTTTTTACCGAACTGGTCACTACGACCTTCCGCAAGCATTCGAAAGAAATCCGCGACAACGTGAGCAAGAACAACGCGTTCTATGCTTACATGGATCGCAAAGGTTTGATCGAGAAGGAAGACGGCGGCCTGACCATCGTTGCTCCGCTCGACTACGCAGCGAATTCCACCTACCAGCGCTACAGCGCTTATGACGTGCTGAACATCGGTCAGTCGGACGTAATTTCCGCAGCCGAGTTCCAGTGGCGCCAGATCGCTCTGAACGTCGTTGCGAGTGGTATGGAACTGCGCATCAACCGTGGCGACAGCCAGATCATCAAGCTCGTCAAAGCTCGCACGAAAAACGCAATCCGTACCTTCAAGAACAATTTCTCCGCCGACTTGTACGGTGACGGTACGCTGCCGAATCAGATCGGCGGCCTGCAGTCGCTCGTCTCGGACGCAGGCACTGGTACGGTCGGCGGCATCGACTCCAGCGCATGGCCGTTCTGGGCAAACAAGGTGCAATCTGCAGCGGCTCCCCTCCAGGGCGGTGCAGGCATCACCCCCGGCCCGACTACGATGGAGAGCTTGATGCTTCCGCTGTGGCTCGCGCTGACTCGTGGCGATGACCAGCCGAACCTGATCGTGGCCGACAACAACTACTTCTCCTTCTACGAGCAGTCCCAGACCTCGATCAAGCGTTACACGAGCGATGGTGCAGCCGGGAAGGCAGACGGCGGTTTTGTTGCGTTGAAGTACAAAGGCGCAGACGTGATCTTCGACGGCGGTTCGGGCATCCCTGCCAACCACATGTACTTCCTCAATGTGGATTACTTCGGCCTGCGCGTTCACCCGGACGCGAACCTGAGTGTAATGGACGAAATGAAGCCGTACAACCAAGACGCAGTGGTCATTCCTATCCTCTGGATGGGTAACACCATTATCACCAACCGTTCACTGCAGGGCGTGCTCAAGGCGTAAGCCAAGGGTTGCCAGTGTAAAGTGTAATTGCCGCCGGGATATGGTTTCATATCCCCGCCGCGAAACAGGAGAAAGGTTATGACCTCTTCAGCTATGCTCACGCCCTTCATCGGGCACCCACAGGCCAACATGGACTTTGACATTAGCACTGTCGAGCAGTTTGGCCAAGGCGCAATTCTGGCCGGTCAAGACCCCTATTGGGGTGGCCGCGAGTACATCTACTGCAAGTACAATGGCGCAGTGCGTCAAAGTGGCTTGTGCGTGATTACTCCGGCGTATGACTCCAGCGTTGGCAAGTACGTCTTCGAAGCGACGGAAGTTCCGAACACCGCCAACCTCGGCCGTACCCTGGCTGTGGCAATGTCGGACGGCGCAGATGGTGAATACGGCTGGTTCTGCATTGGCGGGCTTGTCCCGGTCAACTGCCAAGCCTCCGTCGCCGCTGACACCACGTTCGGTATCGCTGCCGCGGGCCAAGGTGGTGCGAACTCTGCGGGCAAGCAGATCCTCAACGCTCGTGTAGCAGTTGCGGCAACCGCAACCGTTGCGAAGGCGAACTGCTTTGCCCAGAACGGTTCGTATCAGTTGCAAGTCCCGAATGCCGATGGTTGGTTCCGGGGTGCTTACCTCTCCGGCACCGGCATCGCAGCGGGCGCAACTGTCGCCGCAATCAGCCCGGATGGTCGCACTGTCACGATGTCTGCAGTCTCGACTGCGCAAGTTACCGGCACCGTTACGGCGACTTACAACAATGCGACTGTCTACTACAACGTCGCTCACCTGAATCGTCCGTTCGCTCAGGGCGCAATCACCTAAAACAACAACTACCCCCTCAGGGAGCTTCGGCTCCCTTTTTTCCGTCAGGAGATTCATCATGGTACAAGCAGCAGAAGCCCGTCCCCCCTATGTGCAGTTCGAAGTGCGTTCCGTCGAAGATCGGCAGGCGAGTATTGACGCCGGTCACTACGTCGGAAAGGACATTCATATCGCTATTATCACCCCGGCTGGGTCAAAAGACCGAGTCGAGCGAGTGGTGCAAGAGTGGTTTGCGCATCTGGAGAACGAAGTCGGGGCTGATCGTTTCCCCTCCTCCTGGCTCTCTGCCTACCGTGATGCTTACGATCGTTGGTCGAAAGGCCAAGGCGAAGAGTTCGATGGCACCGCGATCAAGTCGTGGCCTGTTGTCAGCCCGACTCAGGTGAAGATGCTCCAGAGCCTGAACGTGCACACTGTCGAAGACCTGGCTTCCCTGAACGAAGAAGGCATTCTCCGCATTGGTATGGGCGGTCGGAGCCTGAAGCAGAAGGCCATTGACTGGCTCGAATCCTCTCGCGATAATGGCAAGGTGGCAATGCAACTGGAAGAGTTGCGCGGAAAGCTCGACGCAGTTCTTACTCGCAATGCGGCGCTCGAAGAGCGGAATGCCGCCCTTGAGGCAGAGCAGGCTGCGAAGAAGCAGCCAGGTGAAACAAAACTTTGAGGTGATATATGGCGACAAGTATTCTTTCGATGGTGCAAGATGTTTGTCGCCGTAACTCTTTATCAGTGCCGAGTTCCATCGTCGGTACGACTGATGATCAGAACATCAGTTACATAGGGATTGTGAATAAAGCTCTGGAGGATATGACAGAGCGTTTTGACTGGACAGCGCTGACGCGGGAAGCAACGTTCCTGACACTTGCAACGGAGTCGCAGGGGACGTTGGAGTCCCTCGGCAGTGGGCCGACCAGCATCACCGACATGCGGAGTATTATCCCGGAGACTCTCTTCGACCGTACTCTCCGCCTTCCCCTTTACGGCCCCGTAACCGCTTCCGAGTGGCAAGCTCTCAAGTCTGTGCCAAACACCGGCCCTTTCTACAAGTTCCGCATCCGCGAAGACGAGTTTCTGATGAACCCAGTACCAGCTGCGGGGCACACGGTCGCTTTCGAATATGTGAGCCGTTTCGCAGCGCGGGCAGCAGACGCTAGCTTGAAGGAATACTACACCGCCGACTCCGACACCATTCTGGTGAATGAGCGTGCGTTCAAGGCCTATTTCGAGTGGATGTGGAAAGCGGCGAAGGGTCTTGACTACGCCGAAGACTTCCGCCGAGCTGAGGAACTGTGCCTCAATGCTCGCTCGCGTGATGGCGTCAAGCGCTCCTACGACATGGGCAACCCAGATCTTACGCTCAAGCCTGGCGTATTCGTTCCCGCCGGTAACTGGATGCAGCCATGAGACAAGCAATGAGACGGCGGCCGCCGAGCCGAGCACAAAGCGGGCGTGTGACAAGTGTACCGGCACCTGTGATGGGCTGGAATGCTCGTGACCCGGTGGCGCAGATGCGTCCTCTATATGCTGTCGTCATGGACAATATGTTCCCGCGGTCAGCAGATGTACAGCTTCGTTCCGGCGCAGCAAATCACCTCACCGGCATCACTGGGACTGTCAAGTCCCTCCTCAACTGGACAGGGCCGACAAGTGAAAAACTTTTTTGCGCAACTGATGCTGGGATTTTCGACGCTAGCTCCGCTGGAGTGGTTGGTGCCTCTGTCGCTGCTGTTACCAGTGGGCAGATGATTAGTACGAATATCCGGACAGCTGGCGGCAGCTACATGTACGCCGTGAACGGGGTGGATAAGCCCTGGCTGTATGATGGTACGACGTGGACTGCGATCGATGGCGTGTCCGTTCCGGCGCTGACGGGCCTTACCACAACCTCAATCAGTTATGTATATTTGTTCAAATCCCGGCTGTGGTTTATCGAAGAAGATTCGCTGAGCGTCTGGTACCTTGCTGTAAACAGTATTGGCGGAGCCTTGACAGAGTTCCCCCTCGGCGGCGTGTTTCGCCGGGGTGGGTACTTGATGGCAATGGCGAGCTGGACCCTCGACGGTGGTGATGGCTCGGATGATCTGGCAGTATTCGTATCCTCCGAGGGGGAAGTGGCGATTTACAAGGGTACTGACCCAGCTTCCGCTTCCACCTGGGCCTTAGTCGGGTTGTACTTCATCGGTACTCCACTGGGTCGGAAGTGCTTTTGCAAGTTCGGTGGTGATTTGCTCTACCTCTCACAGCGGGGAGCGACGCCGCTGAGTAAGTTGGTGCAAGCTGTCTCGGTGGATCGTACCATCCAGATCACTTACACTATCGACAACGCTTTCGTGGATGCGGTGCAGCAATACTCCGCGAACTACGGTTGGCAGGCTGTGCAGTTCCCTAAAGCGGGGATGATTCTTGTCAATGTTCCTGCGTCAACGGACGGCAGCTACAGCCAACAGTTCGTCATGAACATGGTTACTGGTGGGTGGTGCCGCTTCACCGGGTGGAATGCTTCCTGCTTTGAAGTCTACAACGATGAGCTGTACTTCGGGATGACAGGGAAAGTTGTGAAAGCGTGGACAGGAACTTCCGACTTCGGCGCGAACATTGTCGGGAGTGTGCAGCAAGCCTTCAACTATTTCTCCCCCAAAGGTGGACAGAAGCAGATTACCCTTGTCCGTCCGATCACACAGTCTTCCGACTCGATCGAGGTATCCATCGGACTGGACGTTGACTTCGACCAGTCTGTGCTGCTTGGCACTGCCAGCATCGCGTCTTCCGGCTACGGAATTTTCGATGCTTCCCTTTGGGACATCGCCCTGTGGGGGCCGGACACTATCACCAACAAGCGCTGGCGCACAATTGCCAGCAAGCCAGGATTTTGCTTTGCCTTCCGCTTACAAGTTAGCTCGAACAATGTCGAATTCACTTGGGCTTCCACCGACTACGTCTACACAGTCGGCGGTGTCCTGTGAACCGGATCGTCACAGGTCAGGACGCCCTAATCGGCCCCTGGGTCGCAGAAAGGGCGCACACTCTCTACATCCCCGGCTGGACTCCCACTATCGGCCTCCTCGCACCTGACGGCTCCATCCGGGCCGGTATCCTTTTCAACGAGTACAACAAAGCCAACGTGATGATTCACGTCGCGAGCGAAGGCAAGTACTGGCTTTCGCGCAAGCTTCTGTGGTTTACTTTTTGGTACGTATTCGAGCAGCTAGGTTGTCGGCGTGCTAGTGGTTGTTGTGTAAGTAACAACCATGCCAGCCACAACCTTTTGCTCCACATAGGGTTTGTGTTTGAGGCGGCGCTCAAAGACGCACACCCTGATGGCGACCTCCTGTTATTCCGCTTGCGGAAAGAGGATTGCCGTTGGTTAAACCTTCGAGAGCGCCGACATGTCTATTCAGATAAGACCTACGCAACAGCCCCCAGCGGGTGTGCAGCAAGTAACAAACGCCCTGGCTCAACGTCCGGCTCCTAAGCCTTATCAAAGCTTTAGCGGAAGTACAGCTCTTACTCCTCCTTCTTTCGGAGCGCCTGCCGCAGCGTATCCTCGTCCTGTATTCAATTACCCGAAAACCGTTTCTCCACTGAATCAGGTTGCTAACGCCTTAGTGCGCAACGGTATCCCTAAAAGTCGAGATGCCTTGCCAAGTGGAAGAGGTTTTAAACAATGAACACTTTATGGGATCGTTCCGACTGCTTGTTCCACCCGGATAAGCCTCCCCGGCTTCGCCGTGCTTTTGCGAAAAAGGACTCTGAAGCCCCGCCGCCTCCGGACTATGCAGCAGCTGCCCAGGCTCAAGGCGTAGCAAATAAGGAGACGGCACAGTTCAATGCTGGCATAAACCGTCCCGATGAATACACTACGACTGGGAGTCGAACCTGGACACTTCGCCCTGGAGCTGACCCTAACAACCCCCAACCAGGGGATTGGCAGCTCTTAACTGCCTTGAGCCCAGAGCAGCAAAAGCTTTACGACATGGATATTTCCAACTCTCTACAACTTGGAGAACTTGGAAACAAGGCAATCGGTACTGTCGATCAGATGATGGGCACACCGTTTGATATGTCGAAGCTGCCCGCTGGGCCTGGTACAACTTCCTGGGGGCAGATCGCCTCAAATGTTAAGGGCAGTCCGGGAGACTTTGCTCAGTTCACCGCCCCTGACGCCGCTCAGCAGCGTATCGGATCAAACAGTAATCAGTTGATGGGGGATGCTGCCAGTTTCTCTGCGGATCGTCAACGCGTCGCTGATGCTATGTACGGCAGCATGACAAAGTATTATGACGATCGCTTCAGCCGAGACCAGGCTGCAATGGAGACTCAGCTCGCGAATCAGGGCTTGATGCAGGGAAGTGAGGCGTATGATCGCGCCCGGACAGACTTCGATCGGAACAAGAATGACGCGTATCAGCAAGCTGCTCTACAAGCCACACTCGCGGGCGGAGCGGAGCAGTCCCGACTCCAGAACGAACTCCGGTCGAGCCTTACGACTGGTCAAGGTATGGACTTGGCTGCGAATGAAGGAAATCTGCAATCCGCGGCTGGTATTTTGGGCCTCGATACTGCTGCAAATCAGGGCAATATTCAATCAGCACAGGCTGCTCAAGGTCTCGATATCAACTCGATGCAAGCGCTTATTCAGGCCCTATCCGCAAATCGCCAGACTTCCCAAGTCGAGCAACAGCTCCGCGGAGATCAGATGCAGGAACAAGCTTGGCTGCGGCAACTGCCTCTTAACGAGATCAACGCCATTCGCACTGGAGCGCAGGTCAATATGCCACAGTTTGGCGGATATTACACAGGAGCTAATGCAGAAGCCCCGCCAGTGTATCAAGCTGTTAATGATCTGTACGGACAGCAGTTGGGTAACAGCAACGCACAGCAAGCAGCAAGTGCAAGCAACACTGCAGCGGCGGGTACGGCAATTGGCATGATAGCGGTGGCTTTGTGATGGATGTATTACAGTTTAGTGGTGGAAAAGATTCGCTCGCTTGTCTCTACCTGCTACGAGAGAAGTGGGACGAGATTGTAGTGCTCTGGTGCAATACGGGAGCAGCGTATCCGGAAGTTTTAGACTTCATGCGTAAAATACAGGCGATGGTTCCTAATTTCCACGAAGTGCGCAGCGACCAGCCAGCGAATGTCGCACAATACGGGTATCCTACAGACATACTTCCGATGGAAGTGACCTCGGTAGGCGCGGCTATTCAAGGGTATGAAGGGCTTCGATTTCAGGGCGCTGTTTCGTGTTGCTATAGCAACTTGTGGGAGCCTATGGATAGAGCTACAAAAACCTTCTCTCCTTCTCGTGTGTACAGGGGGCAGAGATTGCAGGAAGCTCGAAAGTCTCCGATTCGCTCTGGGGCTATCCTTGATGGGGTAGAGTATATTTTTCCGCTTGAGCATTGGACAGAAGAAGACGTTTTTAACTATCTGCAAGAGGTTTCAGCACCAATACCAGATTACTATGCGAAAGAGAAAACTTCGCGTGACTGCTGGAATTGTACTGCCTATCTCGACGAGAATATCGAGCGGATTGCTGAACTTCCTCCAGTGCAAAAAGCTTTTGTGTTGGAGAGGCTGGAAAGTTTGAATGCAGCTATACAGCGTGCTAGTATGCCGCTTGAGTACATTTTGAGGGTTTCATAATGGCTACGCCGTTTGAAGTACTGGAGAAGCAGAAGCGTCTGCAGCAGCAGGAGAAGTTGCTGCAAGCTATGCTTGCACAAGGTGGACAAGCTCAGCAAGGTCAGATGGTGAGTGGTCGTTATGTGGCTCCTTCCGCCCTTGCTCACCTTAACCCGCTGATCAGCGCCCTTGCCGGGGTGTCCTTGGACAAGCGGATGCGGAAAGAGCAGCAGCAACTTGCTGGGGACTACCGCACCTCTGTATCAGACACTTACACCCGCGCTATGCAAAACCCGAATTATGCCGCAGGCACAGCGGAAATGCTCAACAGCGGTAGCCCAGAGCTGCAGAAACTTGCCGAGCAACGGGCGAAGATCACGGAAGCGCTGATCAAGGACAAGCAGCTCGACCCAACTGGACGAGTGAATGCTGCAATGTCCGGGGACATGAGTGGGCTGACGCCGGCGGCGCAGTATCAGAGCGTGAATGGACAGCTCATTGAAACTGCGAAAGGGGCGGCACCGCAAGTAGCCTTTGACGCCCGCGATCGCTTCGGGGGGCCTGTACAAGTTGGTAAAGACTTTGTGCAATTCAACCCGGAGACAGGTGCTGGCAAGCGTCTTTCGGGTAACAGTACCAACGTCGGTGTGAATGTTCAAGGCTTTGAGCCAACTTATCTCAAGGAACGTGGCAAAGGTGTTGCTGGTCTTGGGAACTCGTTACTGACGAGTGCCGCAGCCGCTCAAGGGATCAAGCAATCCGTGGGGCAGCTGAAGGAGCTTGCCGCTGGCGGTGTGTTTAATGGCCCGACCGCTACGCCTGTCATGTTCCTGTCGAATGTTGCGCAAACCTTCGGCATCCCAATCGACAAAGAGCGACTGGCAAATTCCGAAAAATATCGTGGAGAGATCTCTGCACAGGTTATGCAGCAAACACAAGCTCTTGGCGGTGGTAAAGGTATGTCGCAGGAAGAGACTCGTATCTTGCAAGCAGGTCTTGGCGGACTGGACAACTCTCCGGCGGGTATGGCCGGTGCTCTTGACATCATCGAGAATCGAGCTAATCAGCACCTCGCAGCTTATGAGAAGTTCCGCCAGGAAGAGCAGCAAGCATACCCAGGCCATCCGATGCTGGACTTTGATCCCTCCACCCTTCCGGTGCAGGCGCCTGTCCCAGCAGGGCGAACTGCTCCACAAGTCGCTCCTGATATTCAGAATCTTCTTGACAAGTGGGCACCCCAGAAATGAGTATCGAACGACTTCAGGAAGCGCTGCGAAACGCCGATGCCGCCGGGGATGCGGAGGCAGCGACTGCGCTTGCAGCAGAGCTTCGTATGCAAATGGCGGCAGCAGAGCCAGTCACCAAGCCTGAACCCTCACGTGTGGAGAAGGTGAAAGACTTCCTAACGCAGGACGTTGCCGGGGGAGTCGTGCTTGGCGGCCAAGGAATAATGGAATTTGGAAACCTAGTCAAAGATGTAGCTACTTGGCCGACTCGCGAAGCTGTCAAAGACACTATGCGGATATTCGGCAAAGACCCTGCCACACTTCCAAAAGACCCAGTAGACACCTACCTTGAAGGTAATCGGAAATCTCTGGAGGGAATGTTTCCCCGTAAGGAAAATGAAACTTACTATACCCGTAGTGCAGTGGAAGGGGCAGTGCAGGGTGTTCCAGCTGTACTTACTGGCGGACTAGCGGCGCTCCCCGCTGCAGTAGGTACTGGGGCGACAGCGGGTTTTGGGGGTGAAGCGGGGGAGCAATTTACCGGCCAACCCTGGGGTCGTGTCGTCGGGAACCTCTTGGGAGGTGGCCTTGCCGCTGGTGCGACAGGGGCGAAGGACTGGGTAATGCGTCGGACTCGTCCGAATGCGCAGAAAGAATTTGTCGACGCACTGACGAAGTACACTGATGCCAGCGGGAAGAAACACCTTATTCCTGAACTGGAACAAGTCCCCGCCCGTATGCGGGAGGCGAAAGCGCAGGGATTGACTGTTGTCGCCCCGCAAGTCATGACGAAAGAGGGGCCGATGAATCAAGCTCTCGACGACCTCGTGCGCCATCCTTCTGGGCAGAATGTTCAACGCATTCTGCGGAACCAGCCGGAGGAGGCAATGCTACTTAATAGCACAATGGCGGGGAACGTCCCAGGGCGAGTGACGAATAAAGCAGACATAGCGCAACGAGCGCCGAAGGCTTCTTCCAGTTTTATAGACTCGATGAAAAAAGTGCGCTCGAATGCGTGGAAGCGTATTGCGAAGGATGCACCGGAGCTGGAGCCATCTCATATTCAGCAGTTGGATGAGCAGCTAC